GGCTTACGCCCCCTTCTCGGATCGATCTGGATTAGAAACCCAGGTTAGCTACATTACTGTGCTATCGGCTCAGCTTAGAGTCTCGATCTTAGTTGGTACAAACTTGGAAGAAGCGCGATGTAAAAATCGCGTTATTCAAAAGGGAACTCGGATATTCCGAACCCCTATTCAAGCTTGCGAAGTCCTCTCTTTGAGTAAGTGTTGTAACTTACCTCCTTAGGTGATGAATGTTGAAGACGAAACAGCATACTGTACGTCGAAGTATAGTTCAGCGCAATAAGTCATATCGAGGTCCAACCGATGAAGTGACGAACAACGTAACGCAGAAAAACCACGTCGAAGACGTCGGTTTCTATCGTGTTACGGAGTCTCAACACCCGAATTGGCGAACTCGTCTGGCTTTAGGCCTCGACTGTACGACGTACATGTCTGCTTTTGAAAGCCGTATTTTCTACTCGCCAGGAAAGTTTTTCCGACGGTTAGTCGATACGACCCAGAGCGGGGTCCATCCCTACTATGGGCAATCAGCATGGGAGTCTAATGGTCTAATGGCCACCGGACTCCAGTACCCCACTACATCTGTAGTAGGTACCATCGCTAAGGCCAACAATGGAGCATTATCAGAGTACATAAAGCACTGCCGTGAGGCAATGACCAAGTTTTCTACGCCCACCTTTATTGGTGAGCTCGGAGACACTCTGAGAATGTTTAAGGCTCCCGTACAGACCCTTCGGAGAAGGGTAGATCAGTACACGCAGGCTGCCCGACATCGTAGTCGGCGCGGTGGGCTAACTGATCCACGCGTTAAGAAACGCGTTCTACGGGATACTTGGCTAGAATATGCTTTTGGCATGAAACCCTTGATGTCTGACGCAGAGTCAGCAGCAGAGGCACTTGCCAGTCTGGAAGATAACCTTATACGGGAATCCGTGCATGGGAAATCCTCCGCCACCCAAGACTTGGGTGTGACAGGGCCACATATAGGACAAGGTTTAAATACCAATATCCTACGTTGGAACTATAGCCGGTCGTATGACTTCGATGCATATATCAAGTACTACGGCAAGGTGTACGTAGAGACTTCTCCAGAAGGGAAAAGACTCGCTAGCAGAACCTTTGGGTTTTCGTTGGATGAGTTTTACCCTACCGCCTGGGAGTTAATACCGTACTCGTTTCTAGTCGATTATTTTACCAATGCTGGTGAAATAATCTCCGCGTTTTCCTTCAAGAAGAGTAATCTTCTTTGGACGACTAAGATGACCCGGTTTATCGAACGGTCACAGGCTTTAGGATTTATTCCTTTGCCTATGGCTTTAGGTGCTCCGTACGTTATCAAGAGTCAATCGTGGAAGGCTCCATTCTTCAAGCGTGAAAACAAGAGCGTTTTACGCGACCATTATACCGGCTCCCTCGTACCTCAATTTGAGTTCGAGATCCCGGGCTTTAGGTCTCTTAAGTGGCTGAACATAGCTGCTCTCGCTCGGAACAGATCGCTTTCACCTCCTAACTATCGAGGAATTTCCTCATGACGATTGCTTTTACGAGTCCTATAACAGGTGGCGCACAGACAGGCTTTACTAGCCCGACGTACACACTTGTACCTGATACCTCTACGCCTAATCCGCGCACAAAACAATCCGCAGTAACAGCGGTTGGTGGTACGCAGGTAGGGGTTCGAACGTCCACTGTGAGTGACCCTTTCACCGTTAGCTATACGCCACCGGCAAGCCTAAAAAGCCTGCCGCAGCCTAATAGTGCCACGGGGAAGTACCCACAGATTCCCTTCAACGTTCATCAGCTTAATATCCGAAAGGGTATGCTGTTCGTGTCCACCCAGAATCCTCTGGTGGGCTGGGTCGAGGTCCGCATCGGCATTCCTGCCGGTGCTGAGTCTGCTGACCCCGCGAACATTCGGGCTCTGGCTAGCCTCACTGAAGGGGCTATCTGGCAACTAGTTGCCGGCCTTGGTGATACCCTTGTTACCGGCATCCCGTAAAGCACGGGCGCTGGTAATTCGGACACTGAGTGTCATTTTGGCTTTAATTATTGACGTACTTCGTGGTATCTGTAAGGATACTCGTAGGTAAGTCCTAAAGCCCCCGTTTGATGTTGAGGAGAAGATTTATGGACGCTTGTCCCTCTGTTCTTTATTCAAACCTTTTAGATGATCTTAAGCCTTATGTACCGGAGGACCTGCTTTCCGTTTACCTTAAACGAAAAGACTTCCCAGTAGGGCAGAACCCACAAGTGGTATCGGCGATCTCGATCGGGCGGAGCCTATTAAAGAAATATAGGTATCCCGCCAGTGATGTGAGAGACTCACGAGCACTTCTAAAGTTCCTTGACACTAATAATCGGTGTCGGACTTGGGAACTATTACTTTCTAACTCTCATGAGGAGGAACTATATGGCGAATTTAAAAACGTCATATATGGCTTCTGGCATGAGGCAGGTGAACCGCTTGTTAACCACCCGTACGATGTCCTTTCACAAGGGGATGTCGGACCGGGGGCTGCAGTCGGGGGGCGAGGCGGCGACTTCTATACGAAGTTGTTCGACTCTAACCTCAGTAGTACAAAGTCATCCTTATACTATTGGTATAAGCGCTATGCATCCAACTTCGAGGCTTGGGATTCAGCTGAAAAGCTGCGTGATTCCTCCTACGGAACGTGTATAGTGAAAGGTAACCGTCTCTCTTTCGTTCCAAAGAACGATGAGATTTCTCGGACGATATGCATCGAGCCCGCACTGAATATGTTCTATCAGTTAGGGTTTGGTCACATTCTTGAGCGCCGTCTTGAAAAACGGTTTGGCATTAATCTAGCCAATCAACAGCACAAGAACCGAGAGCTCGCCCGTCAAGGCAGTAGGACCGATGATTTAGTCACCATCGATCTAGAATCTGCCTCGGACTCGATGTCTCTGCCCATGCTTCGAGCGGCCCTCCCCTCTTCTTTTATGAAGTGGTTAGAGGACCTAAGGAGCAATGAAACAGAGATACCCGGGTTAGGGTACTTCACAACCGACATGGTCTCTACAATGGGGAACGGTTTTACGTTCCCATTGCAAACTATGCTGTTTAGTGCAGTTGTTGTCGCTTGCTTCCGTGTACGGGGAATAGAAATCCTGTACCCGCGCGGCAAGAGTTGGGGGAACTTCGGAGTCAATGGAGATGATATCGTCGTCCCTAGCTTAATCGCTAGTGACGTCTTACGTCTACTTCGTATCCTTGGTTTCGTA